TGTTCCATCTGAAGGATGGGCAATTGGCGTTGGAGTAATTCTTTTGAGAAATACTCTTGGTAGGCCGCGGCGAGCGAGCCAGAGGTTACTAGTGCCATATAATTTTATCTCCTATTGTCCAGCCTAGTTAGCGTCGTCAAACTCAACCGCCATCCGGCGGAGTTCTGCACCTTGTTCGGCAATAGGGAGATCCCTAAATGACTTCCTCGGTGCAGGAGTTGACGGCGATCCAACTCCAGGCTGTAAACGTTTCTTGAACTCCGCATTTTCTTTGCGGAGCTTTTCGACTTCATCTGTTAATCCGGTTGAGTGATCCGTCTTCAATGCAAGCTGTGCAATCTCGACCGCGTCGACGATTCCGTCGGCGTACTGCCGGAGTATTGCCTTTGAATTGAGCAACTCTGAAACTTTCTTATGCAAGGGAGATGCCGCGTCCTTTAACTCTGGATGCTTATCTGCCATCTTGGAAAGATTGTCGTTCCATGCCTTCTCTCCGTGTTCCCTTACATTCTGTTCTTGTCTCTTTAATTCGTGTTGCTCAACCTCAGTTGCCTTCTTCTCGGCTTGCTCGGCAAGGTCTTCTCGGCCTTCTTCTCGGAACTGCTTCGCAGCGTTCTTGTAGTCGGTCGCGTCAAACTTGCCTGTCGGTCTCTCCTGGTCGGCCCTCCGTGCCTGTTCGCGTTCGCGCAGGAATTCCTGGCGATCGCTTTCCAAACGTTCCTTTTCGGCCTTGGACTCCGCCTTTGCCTGTTGAATGGCTTCCCACTCTTTCTGCTGGCGATTCTTTAGCTTCTCGTACTTGCTTGGAGCATTGTCGGATGACTCAACCGGACTCTCAGACTTTGTCGTTGTTAAAGAACTATCACCTTTTTTATCCTCGACTTTGGCCGGGGAAGGCGAATTTTCTGTTTTAGGTTCTGCCGTCGACGTGGGGTTCGACTCGATCTTCTCCACTGGTTCCGACGTTGGTTCCGTTTCCGCTTTAGCTTCCACTCTCTCCGGAGGGATAATCCCATCCTCAATCATGGCCGCTCTTCGTAACGATTCCTCGGTCAGTTCTATTACATCACCCATGCTAACCCCTTTACTCCAGCCCCAAGATGGTTAACGATCTTAGGCGGGATTGTGACTAGTCTATGTACTCCGCGGGAAACCTCTAGTCGTCTGCCCCTCCCGCGGGATGAGTAGCATCAATTCCAAGGGAATCGATAACTGCCACTGCAGATCTGAAACCTATTGCAAACCCACAGGCTGTCAAGTCGCCTTTTTGAACTGCGCTAGAATCCTGCCTAATGGTCATGTTTCTTAGGATCGCGGCAAACCTTACCCCATGCTCAGATCTCATAAAGGCTCCAAGTGCCTTGGCGTCGTCTGCGGTCCACTCGGGTTCGTCTACCCAACCAGTAAATCGTATGAAGTTTAAGATCGCCCTTAGTCTTGTCATGTAATGTCTTCCATCGAAAAGCACAAGTTGTAAACGTGCTCAAATTTGGGTTCTTCGTCCATTGGCAACTCCTTTGGTTCTCCGCCCTCTATAAGCCAGCACCTATAGCCAATTTTGTTCATTATGGTGCGAATGTCCTGGTACTTGTGACCCATTTGGGCCAATCCAAAATTATTGATTTCAAGAGCTACAATTGGAAGATTCTTTTTAAGAAGCCCGATCATTCCGTTTAGTGCCAGGACCTCGGACCCCTCAACATCCATCTTGATGAAGTCCACCTTTCCGATTGAGTTGTAGTGATCCAAGGCTATCGAATAGGAGGCCATCTTCTGTGGTGATACCCTGCTCTTCTCGTTGAAGGAATGCTTCCCACAATCCCACAGCGAGTGACCACCATCGTTGTCTTGGTTGACCCAAAAGTATATTGGCTTTGAATCGTCGGATACGGCCCAATTGTGGGGCCTTATGTTCTTAAAGTCATTCAGTCCGGCATTCGTCATAAGTCTTGAGTAGTTTTCTGGGTTCATCTCAAACGAGTAGACCGATCCGGATTCTCCTACCAGCTTCGCTGCGATCATGCTGAAGAATCCAACGTGGGCACCAATATCAAGAAACGTATCTCCACGTTTTAGCCTTTTGAGCATTAGGGCGAATAGTTCGCCCTCATACGCAGCCCCCTGTTCGAGGTGCGAGCCAATAAATTTTTGGCTTACGTTTGAGTAATCTAAAAGTATTTTGACCGCTCCGTCCGCAGCCTTGCCCAGGTTTATTTCAAATATCTTCGACTGGTCACTCACACCATCGGTTGTTGCATGTTTCCTGGCATCTGTCCAGCCATTTCCTGGGGCGGGAGTTGCCCCTGAGCGCCCTGCAGTTGTCCCTGCTGTTGCTGTTTCGCCTTGTTCATCTTCTTGAGTTCGGCAGTAATTGCCCGGGCAGTGTTCGGATCGATCTGTTCGAGCGCCTGCAAGTGCTGATCCAAATGCTGACCGATCGCCTGTGCTGTCGCCTGGTCAACCTGGCGGAATCCTTTTTCGGCCGCTTGCTGGAAGTCAAAGATGATCTCAAGATGGGCCCGGTGATCGTCGGTCGGTTTGATTGCAATCGGGAACGCGGTCGTCATCATCGCGGCGAGTTCCTTCGCCTGCTCTTCCCTCTGCTCCTGCTGGTTCATCATCGGGTCCTGGACCAGGCGACGTACCAAGCTGGGATCGTCGAGCTCGAGCACGGACTTAACAAGTTCGGCCTGGTTGATGAACGGAGACTGTCCGAGCAATTGCATCCGGGCTACTGCCTTTTGAAGTTGGAATTGGCGAGTTTGGAAATCGTACCCGCCCTTGGGCATGATCGAATACTGTTCGTGCAATGCTTCCGGTGGGACGGTCCCGGTATCCTCTGCATATCGGAAATTCAAATCCTTCTTGTCGTACTGCAGATAGATCGACCAGCACTGACGGAACAGGCGACCTAGCGACATGCGGAACAGACGGTTTCTTAAATCAGCACCCGCGGACCCGGTGTTCACCAACGCTTGAATTTCAGTCGCTGTTTTTCTGGAGCTACCGGGTTCCGAGGGATTGTTGCCTACGCCAAAATCGATCGTTCCAACTCTCTGCTCTGCCTCTGCACGTTCGTCGTACATGACTCGCATGAAGTCCATCGGAGGGGTCGTCATCTGAACAGGCTTGATGCCCTGGGGCAGGATCTGCCCAGGTTGCATTTTTAGATTCGCCATGTTGAGAGAAACAGGATTGTCGGCCTGGAACAACGGACGGTTCGCCAGTTCCAAGAAGTCGAGCATGGAGTTCTTTAGCTTCGCCAGGGTCATCTCATTGGCAGCCAAGATCTCCGCAAGTCCGCGGGATGAGTAGAATCCTCCGTTGGTCAATTCATAGCTAAACTCTGTGAATGGGCACTGCTTGTGCTTGTAGGGAAGAACAAAATCTTCACGCACTGGATCAGTTGTTGCTAAGGGCGAGTACGTCGCAACGTTCCACTCGTCGTCTTCGTTCCTGGTGTAGATCTCCCAAAGAATGATCCGGTCCGGGCGAGAGTCGTAGGTGATGCCTTCGCGCTGGTAAACGGCTTGTTCCTTTTCGGTATTGATGCCTTCAAACTTGGTCCCGCGTCCGGCAATCCTCTTGATAAAATCCTCGTCCTGGTTGTAGGCCGCTACGCGCTTATACTGCTCCACCGATAGCACCATGACGTGACAAAGATAATCGGCGTCGTCCAAGGCAACGGTTTGGTCTGGCACAATGAACCTGGTCGGATCGATCGCCTGGAAAATAATCTCCTTCTTGCCCTCGTCCCAAATTGATTTGAGTACTGCCCGACCGAACAAGAGCATGTCGTCGATTAGGCGAACGATCTCAAATTGAAATGCAGTGCGCTCCCGGATCTTGTAGTCAAAGTATCGCTCTGCCGTAACGGTAAGCGGAACCAACTGCTGGCGCATAGGAACAAACCCGGCGACGACGTCGTTGCCAAGGGCTGAGTTGACGTAGTTAGGTTTGAGTCTTTCAATAATGCGATCAATCAGCGCGACGTGCATGTCCGCCGCGGTCGGCCATGGCTTAACCTTCCGGCGCATTCCGAACGTGCGCATCTCATAGAACTGCCTCTGCCGGGCGTCCCATGTCGCGCGGTTCTTCAGATCCCGGAGGATGCGCGTATGAAGTTCGTTATTTATTGATTCCATTATTCCTTACCCTTACTTCGTATTCTAAATCGTTTACCGTGTTGATTGCGTCGTATGCCCAGGACTGAACGTTAGGGGTAGATCTTGTGACCTCTTCAAACCTTGGGTCGTTCAGCAGTCTGTCCGCGTTCCCCGACGTCCTCACCACCGGGCTTACGGTTGCGCATCCACCAAGCGCTACCGCTGAAAGAAGCGTCGATGCGATTCCGAGCGTCAGACCATTCTTTCCTAATCGCA